ACAAGCACTAAACTGCTTGGTTCCCATGTAGCCTGGTAGCATCAAGGGTGCCGCACCCGAATTACACGAGGGATTTTCCGCTCTCCCAACAACAGTGGCCCTCAAGCCAAAGATATGGGTATCACAGGATCCGCCTCATGTCTCAGGTTCCCGATTCGTTAGAATGGCTCCTTTCTTTACTGTAGTAAGGAATAACCTACAACACTTTGTCAGTCATTGGGACTTCCGGGATCCCACTCGCATCACTGATTCCCACTAACATCTCAACAAATCCACGTTTGGAAATGGTCAGCAGCAAAATTCTCCAAATGGTAATCATATCCATGCCACCAATGAGTACTGATGTCATGTTCTGCACACACTGCTAATACCCGCTCGGAAAACTTTTCATAGGCATCACGTCCTTTGAGAAAGTATTCCAAACAAGCACTGGCAAGAATGCCAGCTTCCTGATCCTTGCTACTAACTGAACTAAAACCACGAGTGGTAAGCATCTTAACTAAAGATACCTGTTCCAATACCGCGGCGTAATTCTTCAAATCATTGCTCCATCCAAAACGCCGCTTTAGGAAAGAGCATCGCACAAAGGGTTTCACGGCATACAATCCATCCGTCTTATCTGCCGGAACCAGATATTTCCCATTATCAGAGAAAACTCCAGCCAGCCACACAAAAGTAAACCAATCGACTTCCTTGGAGACGTTGGCAATATTATCGTCTCCTAGCGTCGCTAAATGTATATACACCCGAAAGGGCAACTCGTACTGCATTCCATAATGGACCATTCCACGATGAAACGCAACACGATAGTAACATGACAAATATATGGAATTGATGACGACTGTCAACATCGAACCAGATGGATTTGAATGTGTAAGGAGCATAACGTCTCCTTTCACAAACACACACATTTGCATCAGCCCGGCAAACAACAAGGCACAAATCTTCTTCTGCTCCGGCGTGTATCCAAGAACATGAGCTATTTCCACCAAAGCTCGCCCAACAACGCACATCATCACATTATCAATTCCTTTATCACACCATTTCATGTCACCATCAATGCATCGTTCTTCTCCAAAGAAGGTCATGGTGTTTCTAAAATGGGTCGCATCGGAGCTCGCCAAATTCATTCCTGCATAGCACTCAAAAAACTCCTTATGGAGTCCCATGAACGCCATCACCGGACCAAAATACTGCTTTAATAATATGTTAAAGTAAAATGGAAGAGAATTAAAGACGCGCTGCCCACGCAACGCATTCTTACTCTCCTTAATAGCTTCATCCTTTAAAGTCCAAGACACCACTGGAATCACAGCGTGGCCAGAGCATAACGTCTCTTCGGCCCACCGCAATTGTTCCCAAACAATATCATCCATATATGTGTTATCGCCCAATGGCAGTAAATGCTTATGGACAAAAGCACTCTTCTTTTTGAAAAAAGGATATCCCATAGAGGTCGTCAAGTCAAAGGGGCCAATAGACCCTCCCTTCACACCAAAAATGGTCTCCTCAAGTGTCAACACCCGAAAAGTATTAATCCCTGGCAGATCTTCCACGCCTGCCAAATAATCACGCAGAGCCCATTCCAGCTCATCCGGATTGGAATTGCGTGCCGTCTCCAACTGGACAATAGCATTGAGAATAGGATGTTTAAACACTCCATCAACTTCAATTCCATTACTTCTCGGAGCAACGAATTTCTCCTCTCCAAGGAGATCACTACGCAAATCATCAAATGCCATAGCAAAAGAAGTGGCCCTAACATGGCTCTTCTCATGGGCGCGGAATACCTTCCGCTCACCTAATACTTCCAAGGAACCAAGTATCTCACAATTCAAAGTAGTAATCCCATTCAACATGCTCTTTGCATGCAATGGTCCCATCTGTGCTTTTAATTTGGTCCCCTGACTCAAATCAATAGGCGCGAATGAAACAGCCATGGGGGAAGCGTTTTTCAGAGCCTCAACAACTGACAAAATTTCCACAGCACACAATTCATCAGAATGACCCTCAATCCCAATGAAGGCACTGACATGTATCCCCGCAACCCAGGCGCTATTTCCTCGCCGCACCACTATCGGGGAACCACACCATCCATCCTGAGTAACAACATCTGAAACTGGATATTTCCACAAACGGCGGTGTGGAACGGCAAAACCATTGGCAGTAGAACCGCCAACCTGGGTAACACCAACGTGTAAAAGGTGAGTACCCAGATCACCATTCTCACTTCTCACCAACATGACCGCGTCATCAAACTGGTGCTGCAATCCAAATTGACTCGTATCTACAACATGTTTAACAATGGACGCTCCACTAGGATGCGCAGACGAAAGCCAGACCACGGCCAAGTCCTTCCCAGGAATCCTCAGAAATTCAGTACCGGCCCGGACTATCTGCTTCCCTGCAGTTCCAGCTCGCACTTTTTTCGCCAAATCACCAGGCATGAGGACTTTCTCGGACATTATATACGTCACTTCCGCCGAATCCCCTCGCAGGGAATGGCCTGGAAATATGAAAAAATTATCCATAAACCTCACAGCACGAAATTCCATATTGCCGATATTTACAATGGCAATGTTGCGTGCCACTTGATCACATAATTGACCAAATGACACGGTCGCTCCCACTACTGTTGGTATTTCCCTCCCAGAAGGAAGGGGATGCCGCGCAAACTTACCAGGCTGCGGCTGAGTCCAAATACTTTTAACGCCCAAGTTTATCAACTCAGGCTTAGTATCGCCCATGATCAAAGTTTCAGGAGTTGCCCCAACGGGGGCCTGTCCTGTAACAACTGACTCCCACTTACCAGCGCGCATATTCGCTTTCACTATTTCATCTTTCGCATGGTCCAACTTGCGTTTACCAAGCATAACAATCATGCCCACCAAAACCAAGCATCCAGATCCTAAAGCCACAAAGGCTGCGCTCTGCTGCCGCAATGAATTTTGGGCATTACTATAAGCCTCTTCCAAAGCCATCGCCTCAAAATTAACCTCAGAAAACAAGGATTGCATCATACACACCCCCATTCTCAAGGCAGCTCGAGGATGTACCCAAACAAAACGAAAATAACACAAATAAAATTCCAAAACATGATTGGGAATTTGGCTCATACGGTATCCACCAAATGCGACACTCAAAAAGCATGGCAGCCACAGAAATCCGTTTGCAATTGCAACAATTAAAAAGGAAAAGATAGGCAAAGAGAAGAAAACATACGGACTTCCGGAACGCCGTGCAACTATCGCCACTCTCGTAGCAACATCTCTCACGACACCCTGTGCCTTTAACCGCATGAAAGATTCATTGGGACATACAGGCCCATGATATTTCATTACCATCCCGCACGTTTCACAAAATGTGGTGACAGCATCCGCCGCCAAACGCTCATTCTCTCGAAGCGTATGAGATAGAAATCTATTCTTAACAAACTGCAACAACTCACTGGTATTGTCCGTCACAAAATCAGTCCCCAAATGAGCCACAGCAAATGTCTTGCTGTCCTCAAGAGATCGGAAAGTCTGAACTTCAAAATCCCACAAATTCACAGCTCCCTTAGCTTTAAATGAGTCCAGGGTGTTGTTCACACCTGGGTTTACCATATATTCTTTCTTCAATTTCATTCGGAAACGATATGTAACCCGACGCCAAAAAGGCGCAGCATCCGTGATCAATCCAAACAAATTACACGTCTCCAAATTCGTGCTATAATAACAAGTCAGTGGCTTAAGGAAAACCTTTCCTTTCAATTCCACAGCTGCCATCTTGGCCACCAAGGGCGCTCCATTACAAATCTCAATAACAAGACCAGCATGCAACATGCAATCCGCCGTTGACTTAGCGGTATTCTTATCCGGATCATCAAACAAGATTCCCGTATGCATGTCACTATAACCATCATAATACTTATTTCCCGCACGCAAAGCGTACATGGTATTAGGGGAGGTAGGAAAATCAATGGCACGCATGAGAGTAGCATGCAACACTTTAATAAATTCCGTCTTCCCAATCCCAGGTTCACCTACCAACATCACCATAAATGGAGGAACCCTCGCCTGGTTATTTTGGAGGTGGGATTCAGCAGAAACCAAAACACTCCGCAAACTAGCCAACTGAACCTGAACAGACACAATGGATGAAGGACTCACCTTAAAATGTTCCATCCGTTTCACCAGCTTATCACCGGTACCAATGCAGTGCTTAATAATCTCAATGCGTTCCTCAGCAGTAAAAATGATGGGCTTTGAGCCCTCAGAATTACCAATAGTGTTCATCACAACAGCATTTGCATGCTGGAGCCAGCCAGTATGGTTAGCCCCACCCAAAAGCAAAGCAGGGTCGCGAGTACGAATAAAACCATACAATGAATTACTTGTCGCCTGAATTAAGGCGACGACTCTCAACCCAAATTCATTCGTAGACACAGTAAGCATTGGTTGAATAATATCAGCATACCTCCGCCAGGTTTGCATGTCGGGACAGACCCCAATCATTGTCAAGGGAATCCCAACAGACAAAGCGGAAAACACACCCCAAAAAGAATTATAGAGTGGCGTGGTTCTAAAGGCATCATCATGCAACATATCCCACACCATCCCAACAGTCTCAACAAAACCAGCGGATTGCTCCACCACCATAAATTGAAAATTGGTCATTTCCTCAAAAACAATCTGAGCCAAATCACACATCATATCGCCTCCAAAAAGAGACAACACAAACTGTGACACAGCAGCCGCAGCTCCCTTCCAAGAGCTAGTCTCACGAAGCGAAACGAACAATGCCAGCAACTGCAATACAACAGGCAACTTCAGAGAAATTTCTCGCAATTGTTGTTCTAACATAAAATATCCCACTCCAAGAGCACTCAATTCTCCTGTCTGGGCTACCAAAATGGGAAATCGAAAAGATATAATTTCCTGCATCAAACAAATCCGCTCAGGAAAAAGCGAAAACAAAACATACTGCTCCCACGTATATCCATAATATTCCCACTCCATAGTCGAAGGGGTGTCATACAAATGAGTGAGATCAGGAGAATGCAACGTTGCAATGTCCCATTCCTCAATCGCATCATCCATAAAAACATCCTCCGAAAAATATGTAGAAGCTTCAGAAAAAATCTCAGGAAGATTATCCCGAAAGTGACACTGTAAGACCAATTTAGGCCTGACATAAGTACGGATTTGATTTAAAAGATCACGATGTAAAGAGGAATTCTGAAACTTATAAAAATCCAAGGATACCGGAGACCAAAAGTTTTGAGTTGGTGCATAATCAACGACAGCATGGAAATATCCATCTTCATCCGAATCATCACCATACAAATCAACGTATCGGTCATAGTTATTAATAAAAGGAACATTGACAATAAATCGGTAAAGACCGGTTTGTCTATCAAATCGAAAATGGAAATAATTATCCTCCATCTGCCACATGATCGCAATAGATTGGTTGTGGAGATGGCATTTAAGAAATTGAGTCAATCGCGACCTAATGGTAGAAAGCCGCAAAATCTCAGACAAATCAAAGACTCGAATGCAAAGCATGCAATCGTAAAATAAAAGAGACCGTCGCAATCGCGGCAACGCACTGGACAAATGAAAGCGGATCAAAACACTGGCGGGGTACGAATACCACTCCAGCAGACGCAAATACGCGGGACTCCCGTCTCCAACAAGGAGACGGGCGTCGAAAGAGCTGATTTCTGTAGTTGTCACCATGGTGCAAAAAGCAAAACGGTGACCTGCACAAAAAGCAGGTAGAGACTGAAAAGACAGATTTCACTGGGCACTCTGTCGGAACCAACGCCAATGGGACCTGAAAACTCGATAAGATGTGGGATCTAACCACACCCGAGCGTCTTCAAGCTATCCCTTCGAAAGTTCTTCGTGATCGCGGAATCCCACCGCTCACACGTCCAGGCTCAAAGGCCTAAAGGCGACTTTCAAGGCTCGCATGGATTCAGCGATAACCTTTTATCAACCTACATGGGTAACTACACGATATGCTCCCCGAAGGGGTAACACAAGGCATAGAATTTACCATGAAAATACAGTTCACACATTTTTTCTTTCAAAAGTAAGGAAGTTGTAAAACACACACACACAAAGAAAGTAGAAAGGGAAAAACAAGCACAAACGTATGGAGTAAACCATAAATTAGCACAAGGTAACAGACAAACTACCG